AATGGCATTGATAGTTAAAACAGCCATATCCGTTTGTTGCCAACCGTAGGCTTTGCCTAAAGTTGCTACTAAAACAGAACTAGCAGGAAGCACGGTTAGCACTCCCCACTTGATGATTTTATAATACTTATCTGGTAGTATCATTTTTTTGCTCCTTTCAATTCTATTATGTCATGTTCCGCTTCTTGCATTCGACCTTCTAATTTAAAGGTTCTTTCAATTACCCCATTATGTTTTTCTACTTTCTTTTCTAGCTGTTCAATCCTGTAAGCTGTCAAATTGGCACTAGCTACAACTCCAATAAATGCACCAAATGTACTGCCTACTAACCCTATTACAGCAACAACTATTTCATTTGACAAATTCATTCCTCCAATAATAAAAACCGCCTAGCTTTTGCTAAACGGTCTCTTATGAATATTTAAATTAAATTTTTATTTTACTTTAATTGAGTTGGACTTATACTGCATATACAGTTGATCCTGCTGCCCAACTTGATCGACCGCTCCAGTTTAGCCCCACAGACAAAGTTCCTGCAACAACTCCAGTAGGTGCTGTTCTACCTCTAATATCAAACGTTCCTAACGCCACGCCGCTAGAAGTACGTATTCCGCATTGTGAATATTGGCTTTTCAAAGGAATAGCCCAGTCAGGCAGGTTTGCTATAACAGTGTTTTGAGTATTACCACCCTTTTCAACATTAAAGTTAATATGAATTCCGCCCCCTACTAATTCTTCAACATAACTAGCATCAGTAATACCTTGATTATCAACAAATCCGTTTTGATAACTCAACTTAGCGTATTTTTGATTTCCAGATAATGAATTGGTAGTGATATAGTCTATACCTAATTTAGTCATATCTGCAAACTTGTTTTCTGGAACTGTCCAAGTACCTATCTTCATGCCTAAAGAATGAAGATTTTTAACATTTGTAGAATTGACACTAGCATTGTTAAAAATGCAACTACATACTGCTGGAATTGATAGGTTTTTTAATTCATTTATTACATTCGTATTTATCTCATTAACAAAATAATGAAGCTCCATATTTGGGTACATAGATCTAATTACATTTAAAACCGCATAAGAGAAAGAACCTATTACGCAATTAAATTCATCAAATCCATATAGATTCAATGTATCTTTCAATAACGCATAGTTAGCAGTACTATACTCGTTGTTTTTTATTTCTATAATAGGTACCTTATTAATTTGTTTGCAAATTGATAAGTAGTCATCAAGTGTCGGTGGTATTCTCTCTTCATCTGATAACTTAGAAACATTAGCACCAGCATCAATTCTTAAATTTCTAAATTGCGATAATGTCATTGATGAAACTTTACCAGTGCCATTTGTTGTGCGGTCCACTGTTTCATCATGCATGACAACCCACTGACCATCGCTTGTGACCTGAATATCCGTTTCGATACCCCAATGACGTCGAACCGTTTTAAATGCTGGAATGGAGTTTTCTGGATATTCTGTATTGTTTCCTCGATGGGCAATCCAATTCAACCCTTCCTTCCATCTTTGACGATGTGTTTTGGTCTCATTTAAATAGTATTTTTTCGTTGTGAAAGGTGTCATGAATTCAGTATTTGATTCGCCTTTTTCTGCGGATGATTGTGTTGCCGTGTTATAATTGTCAACATTTCCCAAACCTACTTGCGCAGACGTCACTTTATGAGGATTACTATTATCTTCAATATGTTCATTTAATCTTTTTTCTTTAATAAATCCACTTTTCTCTAAAACAGATTGAGCATCAATACTAATTTCAAATTGTATAGATACATAATCTACATCAAGCGTTGAAGTAGTAACTCCATTACTCGGATCCGTGTAATTAATGATATAAATAATTCCATCACTTGTTATGAAATTATTATCAGTAACTTGAATTGATAAATCTTTATATTCGTCAACAGGTTCTTGGATTTGAGTGGACCAAGAATCTGTTGACTCAATATAAGTAGAAACTTTTATTGTTTTATTATTGGGGGAAGAAGCCTTTACTCGCTCACTAATAGTAAAAGAAACAAAATTATTTTTTAATAATTTAACAGATTCATCTAAATTCAAATCTTTAAACAATTGAGGAACTAAGCGCTTAGCAGCCTCTAATGCATTGAATTCCCCTAGCTGTTGAGGAATTATACCATTTTGTGTTGAACCGCTACTAACTCCTGAATCGTTTCTACTAACTAATTTATTGTAGTCAGTTTGAGACACTTCATTCCATGTATCTTTTGGTCTTTTTAATGATTTTGCTGTCACATCTGTGAAATATTTATTTGCATTTGTCGCTGTATTTCCAGCTGTTTTACCGTTAAAATCCATAGGAACTTTCACATTAGTTATACCAGAAAGTAATGAAACGCCTTCTGTTTTAGTCATTCGATCATTAAAATCAGATTGTAAACGTGCTGCTAAAGTTGTTCGTGTGACTCCTTGAGTGTCTGTTCTTGCTTGCACAATTTCTGGATTGCTATCACCTGCTTCACCGACTAACTTATCAAAATCGTTTCTTAATGCATCAAATTCTTGTTTATTATTATTTGCAGTGGAAACAGCTTGGTTTGACGTATTAATGGCTGTTTGTGAATTTGCCATTGCTTGATTCGCCGTTTCATTCGCTTGATTCCCTGCTTCTTCTGCAATTCTAATAGCTTCTTTACCTGCAGTATCAGCTATTTTCTTCGCATCATTAATACCATTTTTTAATTCTTCTTGATAAGCATCAACTTTTTCAGTTGAAGCGTTTGATTGATCTAAAATCGCATTAATTTTAATTCGACCTTGATTCAGCGTATCTGTTTCTTTGATTTGTTCAATAGCCATATCCATCACTCCTATTCTGCATTAATGTATTCAATCGTGGCTTTTTGTAAAATACGATTTCCTATCTTGATGAATGGTGAACTATTATCAATCAGTTCTGTAAAATAATCATCTAATGTTTTTCCTGATTCATCATTAACTATAAATTCTTCTTGTTTGCTAATTAATTTTACTGTAAATCTCATTTAAAATTGTCCTCCTAATTGTGATTGTATAAAGACACGACAAATAACCTGCGCTTCGATTCGTGCAAGTTTGTTAGGTATTATCTTGATTGTATGATTACCTCTAGAGATCTTACCTCCACTAGTTTTTCTAAGGTAATTAACAATGTTCAGTCTTTGCTGGCTAGTATCATGAATTGGAATGGTAGTACCATCTACAACTATATCTACACTAGTTGCGCTACTTGGCGCCTCATAAATCCCCCATTCCAATGGATGACTATGATCAGGTAGAGTAATTTGGTGTGTATGCGCCGGTATTCTTACTTGGTGACTATGGCTAGGAACCGATATACTGTGTGTATGGTTTGGTATGCTAACGGAATGAGTATGTGCGGGTATATCAATATTGAATCTATGTGAGTGACTAGGTACATTAACTGTATGCGTATGATTATCTGCAGCACTTGCGGTTCTGAACGTTCCGCCTCGTGCTTCCGTATATATTTCTCCACCGCCACCGGCTCTTAATGTTATTTTAGGAAGAGTTTGAGGTGGCCCTTGAATTACATTAAACATTAAATGATCATGACTGCCATTAGCACTACTTGTCTGTGCACTTCCTCCATCAGTGTTTGTAGATCCCCCTTGATAAGATCCTCCTCCTGATCCAGAAGTTGTAGAACCTCCTCCGCCGGCTGAACTTGAAACGACACTTCCACCACCAGCCGAGCTCGTTTGCGTTGAAGCTCCTCCAGCTGAAGTACTTTTAACCGTAGCTCCGCCTCCTTTTACGGCTTTTGTATAGCCACGATATCTCTTTATTTTGAAAGTAAGTTCTACAGTATTTACATGAAAAACATCATCATCTAAGAAGAATTCAATTTCTGCTGGATATGCCTTTTCGCAGTTATCCTGATAACTATAGTTCAAAATATTCGTTGCACCTTGCGAGTATGTCTCATTTATTTCCTGTTTACGTTTCAAATCAGACATTGTCGTAGTAAAATCGTCAGATAAATTACCAAGTTCTAGCTGAATATCTTGTGGGGCGCCGAATACATCCTGTTTTGTCTCTTTTTTAATACGCAAATTTATACTTCCAAAATCATCTGTGTTAATCATAATTACAGTTCCTTGTCTTAACTTATCAATGCTTAAAGGTTCATCTGTTAATTTCAATAAATCAGCCGCAGTCACATCCCAAGAAATTTTAGGCTGTGCCCATTTTTTTAACATGTTGATTGCATTGTCTTTTAAAGCTTGCGGAACTGTGAATCGTTGGTCCACCCATACATATTCAACTAAACCATGTTCTTTTATAGACTTTGCATCTTCTACATAAGGAATATTTTTATTCACTGATTTTATATTTATCTGGTTAACGCCTTCACCAGCACCCAAAGGATAAACTCGATTAACTAAATTATTTGGATCTCTTTCAATCTCAAAACCTTGCATGTTATATCCTTCTTGAATACGAGCAATAGGTTCTTTTGGTGGCTTCACTAAAGATAATTCAAATGGATAAACTTTGGTATTCCACTGCCACATGTAGTCTTCATCAAATGCTTGAGGAATACTAAACAAAGCATCAGCGAGACCATTTTCATTTTCCCATGCATAACTAAAATATCGAGTGAATTCACATTTTTTTAAAACCCAGTGCTTTGTCCTTTGTTTATTCAAAAGATAGTTAATAACATCAATCGTTTTTCGATTTACTAGTTCATGGTAACCAAAAAGAACTGTGTCTAGTAAAGTACACAGGGCTTCATTTGCCGTATACGTGATTGAATTGTTACTAGCATCTTTGCGAACCGTTGAAGGCATAACACGGTATAACCCTATATATTCATTCTCATTATCTGTTAGTTCAACCCATAACATTTCTCGCAAAAATTCATTTTTAGGATCATCTAACGGCATTGAAAATTCTAGATTGCCTATTTGGTTTTCAATTTTTTCATATCCAACATTATAAGCATTGTCTAAAACTGCCGTATATTCTCTTTTTAAATCCATTGCCATCAACATATTTTAGCAATACCTCCTATAAAAAACGATTTGGATATCGAATAGTTAGATTAAAAGTACTATCTTTCGCTTGGATGTATAGTGGCTCATTTGGATAAATATAAAAATCGTTCATAGGACGAATCATTGGCTTCCCATTTTTCGTAATATTAAACTGTTCTGTATCGATTACTATTTCTGACTTATCAAAATCACCAATATCAATAGTATCGCTTCTAGTTTTTATCCACACGCCTCTACCAGTGCCTTTTATAGTAATAATCGGTTTTACTTTTAACCCTTCAACAGTTGGATATATTTCAATTGGTTTCACCTCTTGACCGTTGTCTCCCATCAGATAGGAACGGTTTTGAAAAGTAATCATGGTAGAACCCCAATAAGCCCCACCCTCAATCGTAATTGGTAAGTCAACAGCCCCTGATCCAGTATTACCCATAAGATAGTTAGCTTGAAACGTTATTTCTGTTGAACCCCACATAACACTAGTAGCATCGCTTCTAGTATATTTATATGGATTATTCAACAAGATTGTAAATGTACCAACAACACGATTCAATCCTTCAGGAACTGCATCAATGTCTGACTTACTACCTGACCAAAGCATTTCTGGTTCATCATTAAACCAAATCTGTACATCTTTTTCTGTGAACAAAGCAACGTTTAGTCTGTTAAAAGAATCCCTAAACGCTTCGTTAGAGTTAGCCTCAACTTTGAATTTAACCGTTAATTCTCTTTCTGGAATACGAGCATAAACATGTCGCATTCCATCACGAATTCCCAACTGGTAGCTTTGTATCTCAGTAGGAGCTAACTCTCTTCCAACAACAGATAATGTTCTATAACCTGGAACTAAATCTTCTAAAAAGGAGCCATTAAAATTCATGGCTTCTGAAGGCAAAGAGGCTTTTGTTTGTTGTTCGTTTACATCAATAAAGTTGTATAACATTTAGCGCCTCCTTCCTAAAGAAACATTCTTTTTATCTTGTTGATTCTGCAATTCTTTACTCATTGGTTTAGCAATAACCCTTGCAACCTCTGTACTATCTAAAATAACAGGTACCTCCACAGTGAATTTTGAAGATACATCTCCAGAAAACGCTAAACTTTGTGTTCCGCCACTAATTGATAAATTTGAATTTAAATTATCCAGCGCTGGCATGGCTACCTTTTTACTTAGTCGTTGCATAGATTTTTCTACAAAGTTTGAATATTTATCAATACCAACCGCTACTCCTGCTGGAATCATTTTACCTACTTCATCACGCATTACACGTGAGGGAGAATGAATATCCATAGCACTTTTCATTGTACTTACAATTTGATCTGCCACACCTCTTGCTGCAGCTAAAGCACTATTAGCATTGGCATTAATACCATTAGTCAATCCATCAATTGCATTTGCTCCGATAGAATTCAATTCTGATGGCAATTTATCCATTGCAGAAATTATTTTATCAACAATAGACTCAACAGCTCTTACTGGATTCATTGCGTTTTGTTCGATACCGTTCGACAATCCAGAATCAACATCTTCACCAATTGAGTGAAATACACGAGAAGGAGAGTGAGAATCTAAACCTTTTCTGGCACCAGAAACAACATCATCAATCATTTGATTAGATGTTTTTACAGGTAATTGTTTGTTAGCCTCTACCCCTTTTTCTAAACCTTGTGGGATAGATTTACCAATACCTGAAAAATCTGCCTTCTGTACTTCACCTTTCATATCTTCCCCGACTTTAGGAACAATTCCTTTTGTCATTTCCTCAACAGATCTACGGCCATTTTCAATACCTGCTTTAAAATCATCAGTTACACTTAGACCCACGCTGTTAAAGTCTGTATTCTTAATTTGAGTCATCAAAGTTTCTTTTTGAGTTGGTATAAGAGCTTGAATTTCCTCGTTCAAACCATTTTTGCCTAATTGATAACCTTCTTTCATTGCATTCATGGAAGTTTCACCAGTATTACGATAGACATCATTCAAGCGTTGTAATTGTTCGTCTGAAGAATTAACTAATTCTGCCGCTTGAGCAGCACCTTCAGGCCCCATTTTCCTTAGTTGCTCTAAAAGCCCTTCATCTACCCCTCGCTGTGCTAACGCAGCAATGTTAGTGCTCCATTGGCTAACAGCTTCTTGATTTTTTTGTAAATTTTCAGCCATTTGATCAACTGAAATAGCTTGTTTTTGCTGGATAACATCAAAGGCGCTCCCTACTTTTTCTTCAAGTGATGAATATTCTGAACGCATTGCATCCATTGTTTCTTTCGTCTTACCACTTAAAGCATTGTATGAAACTGTTTGATTTAACACACCATTTTCCACAGCTTGGCTTGCACGCTGCATTGATTGTTCATGGGCATTAGCTGTATTTATAATTTCATTCGTTAATTCCTGTTGAACGCCCTTTAACACTTGCTCTTGCTCGCCCAACTTTTCAATATTTTCACGAGCTTCTTTTGTATTCCCGCCAGATTCTTTTAATGTCTGATTCCATTTTTCTCTAGCGGCATTGATTTCCATCAGCTTCGCTTCATTATCATTTCGTTCTTTTAACATTTGATTAATGTTTTCTTGAGCTTGAGAAGCTTCATCTAAAGCATTATAGGCATCAACTTGTTGTTGAATTGTTCCAGGCATTTCAGATAAAATATTTTTTTGATCGTCATAAACTAAGTTTAAACCTGTCATTTTACCGTTCAATTCCTCAACAATTTCCACCATACGTTTTTTCTCGCTGTTGCTTAATTTTTCTTTAGCAGAGAGCATTTCCATTTCAGAAATCATAGATTGGAATTTTTCTTTAGTATTATCCAATTCAATAGCTTCATCTTTTCGTGATTGGATATGTTCTTGATTCTTTTTAATCAAGTCATCTGTGGTTTTCATAAGGTTTTCTTGTTCTTTTTTAACTGCCTTAGTTGATTCAGTTTCCTTATTTAACCATTTCCATAAGTTTACCCCTACAGCTACTAGTCCTCCTATTGCAGCTGTTACCCAACCAATAGGGCCCATCAACAATTTCATAGCGGTACTAAAAACAGTTGTAGCTACTGTAGCTAAACTAATTGTTCCCGTCAAAACACCAACGATTGTATTTTGCGCCACTAAAAGACCAGTTTTTATTGCTATTGCTGCAGAATTTGCTTTATCGGCTGCTAGGTTTAACATCCATGCTCTTCCGAGTGCTGTAGTAGATAACGTAGCCAGTTTTGATATTCCATTGTATAAACTTATTGCGGTTGTATAAGCTTTGATTGCCAATTCAGATTGTTTTATATAGCCTGTCACTTGCTGAATTACTTTCAATGCTGTGAAGGTAGCAGCAAAACTGGCAATTGTTGGTAATAATGGTGTTAAGGCTGTACCTATCGACGTAATAGCTTTTCCGAATAGTTTCATCAACGGAATAGTTGATTGAATCGCTGCATCAATTGCCTTAAAAGTTATATTCACTACATTTTTTAAAGAGTCCAAATTTTCGGCAATATTTTTCCCTGTCACCGCTTTGGATAATTCATCAAACGATTTAATAACTGTAGTTACACCTTTAACGGTGGCTGTTTTGATGTTTGCCCATGATGTTTTGATACCTTTTGAGTTTTTCTTTGCTAAATCCGCAAAACCACCTACGCCTTTGTCCAACTCAATCAAACGATTATTGAACTCATTAAATGTAATATCTCCTTCTTTTAAGGCATCATATAATTGGTTAACTGAGTTTACACCTTGTTCTTTGAAAGACTTAGCAACTTTATCCATAGCTATTGGCATTGTTTCTTGTAAAGTTCGCCAAGACTGCATATCAACTTCACCCTTACCGAGCATTTGAATATATTGTTGCATACCACGAGTCGCATCAGCAGTTGAAGCTCCAGAAGCAAGAAAGGCATCATTTAATGCAATAGCTGTGTCAGTTCCTTTACTCAAGCTACCAGTTGAAATTGATAGTTGTTGCGTGCTAGCTACAATTTCATCGAGGGATGTTGGCAATCCATCAATCCCATCAGATAGTTTATTCATGGACCGATCAACATCTTCTGTTGAGTAACCTAGAGCCTTCATAACTACTGGATACTTATTCAACGTATCAAAACGATTAATCGCTCCTTCAACAGAGTCCTTGACCATATTTACAGCCGTAGATACTAATTTTACTGCACCCACACCTGCTCCAATACTAAGAATTGACTTGCCTAATTGATTACCTTTAGTGGTGCTTTTATCCAATCCATCCCCTAGTTCACCAGATTGCTTGTTTACACCAGCCATAGAACGTTCAGCGCTACTCATCGTGCTACTAAACGTTCTATCAGTAGCAGTAAGTATTGCTTCGACTGAATATGATTCCATTATTTTCCTCCTTTCCTACTTATTTGCTTTTCTTAATAAATCAATTGCTCCTATATCAACTTTTTCATCAATTAATGATTTACCCAAAATAAGCTTCTCTCGCTCTTCATAATTGAAAAACTTATTGAATTCCTTATAATAAGGTTCAGATTTTTTACCTTTAGTCGCCTTAATTTGGTTATTTAGCCAAGATTGAAGATAGAGGTCTCTTTCATGGTCAAGTCTTTTTAACTGAAACGCCAATAGCCTAACTTCATATTCATACAAAGTCATTCGTTCAATTTCTGATAAATCAGTAATTTCTAGGTAACGAAAACAATTAATAAGAATATTTTCATAAGCTTCAGCTGAGGTTAGTTCCTCTCTTACTTGTTCTCCATCAGAGCTTTCTTGAAATTTCTGACCGTTAACTTTCCCGCATTGCTTTCTTCTAAGTTTTTCAACGTTTCATCAAATAACGCCTCAATATCATCAACAGTTTCAACAAACTCATCTACTTCATCCTTAGAAGGTCTACTTTTTTCCGTAATGGTAGCTGTGTAAAGTACATCAGATAGAACAACGATATTTCCACTTACTAGCTGCGGTAATAATGTTGTTAGTCCCATACCAAGATTCACATCATTACGAACTACCCCATGCTGCTTATCCAATTCACGAATAAACTTGACTCCAAAAATACAGTTATATTTTTTCCCTTTAATTTCGATTTGCATGTCTTTTCCTCCATAAGAAAAGGACAGCCGCTAAGCTGCCCTCTAAATTTTATTTTAAGCTTGATTATTCAATGTTAAGGTGTGTTGAGCTGTTTTTTTCCCATCCTCTGATGTTCCTGTTGTGGTATAAACCCCAGCCGGTACCGCTTCTGTCCAAGTAATATTTCCTGTTTCAGAGACAGCAAGACCTTCTGTTTCAGGCGTAATCTTATAGGTTACTTTTTTGTTGGTTGCATTTTCAGGCAAGACAGTTGCTGTGATTTGTCGGCTACCTGCAGTACCCGCATCTGCTGTTGATGTTTTAGGAGAAAACTCTAAGCCAGTTACAGCAATAGACAATGTTTTAAAAGCTGGAATATCTACTCGCTCTGATTCTTTCCCATTAACAACACGAGTTACTTGGTACTCACCAACTGGCACAGAGGTGTTAGGTTCCATTCCTGTTATAGTTAAAGGTGATGTGCCGGAAACAACTTCGGTTTGGCCTTTATAAATTTTAAAAGTATCCACCATATTTATTTTCCTTTCTTAGCTTAATTCAATAGAAGCCCCATCGACTGTAGGAGTTACACTTCCCACAGAAGGGCTATCTACTTTCCCAGATCATCTTTCTCAATAGTCGTATCTTTGAATACATATTGAACTACTTCTTCTTGATCAGCAGTTAATGTTGCAAATCCTTTTGCGCCTTTACCATTGATACCAAATTCTAATGAAACCTCTACGGTATCTTCAGCATTAGGTGATTTACCAAATGATGTTACATATCCTTGGTAGTAGGTTGCCTTGTATTTGTCAACATTATTTCCTGTGCCTTTTTCTGCTTTGTTGATTTCCCAGATTTCAATAATATCGTCATTGTCTAAAGCTTCTTCTAGCTGGTCAACATATGGATCACCGACTGATAAAATAGATGTTGCCGAAAAATCAATTTCCAATGATCCTGGGATACGAATCGGACCATCTTTAGTGGCCACGGAGTCACTATCTTTTGTTTTTGTATTTTCATGTTCTGTCTGGAAAGCTAATTTCCATGCTGCTTCCTCTTTTGATTTTTTTAACAAACGGAAAAGTAAAATAATATCAATACCTTTAGCCGCTACTTTTGCTTCATTAGCCATTTATATTCCTTCTCTCTATAGTATTTTGAATTCTAAAGATATCATTGCCCGCTTCAATGGTGTGTTAGTCGAAATGTCATCTACTAACCGAATACCGCTTGATTGGATATTTAGCGACCAATAATAACCTTCCGTTTCATAAATAGATAAAGCCTCAGCAAAAATTGCTGAAGCCATATCCGATATTTGTTTACGTTTTTTTGCCAATCCCCATACAGATAGATTCAATGTAACCGAACCTTTAATATCAGTTTTATTGGCTTGGTGCAGTGTCTGAGTATCTTCTAATTCGACAAATGGATAACCTACATCATTCATAGGTTTATAATCGTATGTTTCATAACCCAGTGATTGACACTTCTTATACACTTCATCGAAGATTGATTGATCTCTTGTTTTAATCATTTCATCAACCTTTCCAAGTCCGTTCTAAATTTCACTTTTTGTTGTTTCAGCGGTGGTAAAAAGAAATCACGTTTCACCATAAATCTCGTACCGTTTATTAAATACGGTGCGTATTCTGTTCCTGGTCCTGTATGCCCAGAAAAACCATTGTTCGAAAGCCTCATAACGATACTTCTTTTTGTTGCCCCAGTGGGTTTAACAAACTTTTTACCTTCCCAGTGTCCAGTTAACACTTTTCCGGCTTCAGCTTGCATATTAGCGGTTAATTCTGCTGTGTTATTTCTAACAACTTTTTTCACATCATCAAGTTGAGCATTTCTCTTTAGTTTTTTAGAAATTCCAGCTAATCCATTAATTCTTACTTGATTTCTTGCCATCAATAATCACTTCCTGAATAATTAAGCTATTTCTTAATGCAGGAACTCTACTTGTAATAACTTCCCAAGTTTTATCCTCAAACTCAATGTAATCAAATTCTGGAATAACAAAAAGGGGCTGTGTCCTAATGACCTTAGCCCCTTCTTTAATGCTTCCGAAAATAGTAATAGAACGATCTGTACCAATGTCAGTTGCATTGACATCAGCAGTTTTTCTAAACGGTTCTTCTTCAATCCATTCACCTGAATTTGGATCATAATGCGATTCTGAAGATTTTTTTACAAAGGTAATTTCATCTAAATATCTCATGAAAATGTAAACCTCCCACGTTTAGGCTTATAAAGTTCTTCTATTTCCTTGTTCTTATACTCTTCAATCTCATCTTGATATTCAGAAAAATCAGAGTCTGGAAATGCCATAGATAAACCTTCTTGAGAATAAGATTGCATTCCTTCTTGGCCAATACGATTAAATCGTTTTAAAGTTACTTCATATACAACTGAATCAAAGCTTTTTGGTAACTCAGTGACATTCAATATATTTTGAAGCCGATCTTTTGTACGTCTTTCAATGATTTCTAATTTTTCATCAAGACTACCATTTAATAATTTTTTTACATCATTTGCTATCTCTGACATCTAAACACCACCTAAGTTAGTTCGATTGTCGCCCCATTTGTTGTCGGTGTTACTTTTCCAACAACAGGGCTAGTTACTCCCCCGCAGCTTTTGGTTGAATCTTAGCAAATGCTTCATCTTTGATGACCATGAAACCAATATCCATTGTAGCTCGTAAAGCAACCAATTCTTGTTCGTACAAGTTGACAGGCGTACCGTCTTCATTCGTTAAAGTAGATAATTGAGCTTCTTCTGAAATTTTGAAATTAATGTTAAATGGGATACCATAGCGCAAGTAATCAAAATCACCAGTATAAAGGTTTCCTTTATCCATAGATTTTAGATCTGCTACAGGTAGTCCATCAATAGTATTGCTGACACGATCATAAATAAATTGAGTTGTGTCACCAATTTTTTTACTTGCTTCACGTAACACTGTACGATTCTTACGATTAGAAATGAAAGCATTCGGATCGTATTCACCTTCTCCAAGCAAATCCTCTAATGCTAAAATGTTGTCATATGTCAAGTCGCCCTCAATTACATTACTAGCTGCAATGACAGATTTTTCAATAGATTGAGAGAATGGATTTTCTTTATCAAGGATAGTAGCCGCATCAATTTTCTTATAAAATGCTTCTGCGATTTTTGGTTGCATTTGAGTAAAGAAATCAGACATCTTATAAGTTAAATATTCTCGAGAAACTGGGATAATAACACCAATTTTTTTCGCAGTCATCGTTACGTTTAACCATTTAGGTTTAGACGTTTTAATCTTTTCGCCTTCACCAACCCAGTACGCCCCAGGACCTTCTGCAAAGTATTCGAATTTCTTTTCTTTGCCGTCCATTTCTTCATATTTAGCCAACTGCATTAACTTAGAATTTTCCATCACATCTTTTAAAATTAAAGTGTTGTACTTATCTGGAATTGTTCCATCTTTTTTCTCTAATACAGTGACGTTGTCTGGATTCCATGTTTGAGCAAACATTTGAATATCCATTTTCATTAATTGTTTTTTCTTCATTTATATTTCCTCCTATTTTACAATTCGTTTACTTGCTGCAAGAGCTGCAACTGATTCGGTTTCTTTTTTATCAGTTGAAAATTGTCCACCCTCACCTGGTGTTTTTTGGCGAGCATTTTCTTTCTTAATCATTGATACATAGTTCGTAACAATAGCGACAGCTTTTTTTGTAGCTTCTGCATCATCTGAAACAATCAATCCTAGCAAATCATCGTCATGCGGCAAACTAGCTTCTGAAAGCATTTTAGAAGCTTCCTTTGACATAGAAACTAATGCTTGACTACGTTCCAATTCCGCAATTTTTGCTTCTAGCTGTTTCTTTTCATGTTCAGCTTTTTCCTGAGCATTCATTTTTGCCAGTTTTTCTGCTTCTGCTTGTTTTTCTTGTTGCTCTTTTTCCCAAGCTTCTTTTGTTTTTGATACTTCAGCAGCGATCATTTTTGCTACTTCATCACGAGAAAACGTTTTTCCATTGCCTTTATCTTTACTATCATCTTCTGGTGGCGTTTGTTCTTGACCTCCGGCCGGTTGGTCCGTATCTCCAGTGCCAGTATCTGGATTATCAGCAAAGAATTGTAAATGCATTGGCAATAATAGTTTTTTTGTTTTCATGATTATCCTCCACGGTTACGCCGCTACCCGATATATTTGATAAGTTACGCCTATCAATCGAAACAGCTTTCTCTTTAGTGCCTGTAAGCAGTAAGAAGGCAATATAAAAAGCCTAACGTTTGTTAGACTCTTCTCTCTTTAAATATTCTTCATAATCAGCATCTAGGTACTCGTAAGGATCGTCATTCATAGAATCACGCCTTTCTGTCATATTTTTCATAAACTTGTTTTATCTGATTGATATTATCCGTTTGAATTAACATTTGTTCACCATCATCAATAATAATTGAGATAAATTTAGGTTTACCTTCAAGCAGGTTCTTAACTGTTTCATCATTAATGAGACAATCTATTTGCTTAAACGCACCAGTTTCATCGTTAACACCTGACCAATAAACTAAAGAATAACTTTTCAACTCGATCCCTCGACTTCTTTTCTTAATTGAGAAATTAGTCTATTTAGCTTTTCTGTCAATTTACCTTTCTTTTTTGTACCAAATTTTGTTTTTCTTTGTTCATACATTAATAACTTGATTTCGGTATTCATATACATAATTGTCGCTTTATATCCACAATTTGCACATTCAGCATAATGGTGTTCGACATCCTTCGTGATATTTTCAGATTTTCTAATTAAAGGAGTGTGTTTATGACATTGATTGCATTTATATAGATTATCCATTTACAACCCTCTTTCTTTCAGCGACTTCTCATAATCATCACTAACTTTAGGGACAGTAGAGCATTTACAATGAGGATGCATATAAGGAGCATTAATACCTTTTTTCATCTTTAATACTCTATAAGGGCTTCCCTTAGCCACTTTTTTACATATTTCACAGGCAAACGGTTCTGCAATGTAATCATATTCTTCGATATCGGCATCCAAGTAACTTTGCTTTTGAATATCTGTTTGAATACCAGATATTTCAGTCATCATTAGCCTATTTAACTTATATCTTATATTTAATTGGTTAGGCTTTAAAAATTTAGCCATCTCTTTTGCTACGGCCCTTGGATTTTTACCTTGAGTGATTGCCTGAGTGATTATTTTTTCTAAATCAGCTTTCATTTCAACAAAATTTTGCCAAATGTTATCACTAAACGAAGGGAAGTCACTTGATTTGAATGAGGCATTAACAATTTTTCTAACCTTAGACGAATAATTTTCTTTAACGGTTTCGCCTAGTATTCCCGCCTGTCTTAAATATTCATCTTTTGCTGCTTCAGTTAACTGAGAATATCCCCACTTATCTAGCTCATCAAACAACGTGATTAGTTCTAAGCCAATTTGAGACTTTAATAGCTCTAATCTAGACACTCGCATTACTAAGTTATAGATTTTCAATTCTTTATTGGCCTGTGGACTAAAGTCTTTATTTTTTACATACTCCTTCGCTTTTCTCTCAAAGCGTTTTACGTCCATCTTATTAGCCATTTTTCTTGCTTCGCTAATCGTAATCTTTTGGCCATTGGAAAATCTATCCCAGTTAGCTTCAATTTCGGTTTGAATCGCATCAATAGCATTTTGAAGCTGTTGAACAATTTCTTTTTCTCTATTGCGATCTAGCTTCATCTGTTCTTTGATCCAAGATTCTTCACGATTTTTCAAGTAGGACATTCAATCATTCCTCCTCGGTTTCCTTTTCCAATTGTCTAGCTAAAAATTTTGCCTGATTTACTTTCGTTTTGGCTACTTCTTCATCAGTAATATCTAATGGTTTATTTTCATTTTTTACACGTTCTAATTCAGCTTGAACATCATCAACAAACGAAGCTAGACCTAAAATTGTTTCTTGGCTTAACTCAGCTCCAGAGTCAATCAATGTTTTTAATTCTTCTAGAATTGCTTTCGGAAGATTAGGAGTAAAGATAATTCGCAATCCTTTTAAATCGGAGTTATCAATCTCAGAAACACTTGATTTCAGATTAAATAAAAGACGATAGCGCCGCACAAGACTTTTTTTAAATAGTCTTTGCTTTACTGCCGTCATTTGATTGAAACCAAACATTTTATACTTCATTGCTTCTCCTGATTGAACACCAGAAAAATTTGTATCTGTCAAATCTGGAATCATAGATATTTCATGTATTCCTTTCCTCACTCGTTCTTTGTATGCTTCAACGCCGTTTACATCGTATTGTTTATAGATGTAGTTAGCATTCACTGAGGTCTTGTTACCGTTGATATCTGTGCCAGATTCAAGCAAAAGCATGTTCGCTTCTTTTTGCTTAATAGCATCTTCGGTTGATAGACCCGCTGCTTCGATGTCTCCACTAATCACTAACAGCGCATCGTTTAAATCCGTCATGTAATTAGCAGTGTCAGACTGTCCAGCATCATACAAATCGATTTGAGATAAAATATCTTCATACAATCCCATTCTAAAACGATTAGGAGAAAACTCAGTTATCTGAACTTCTTTGTAATCATGAGAATCCTCTTTTGGATCACTTAGTTTAATCGTAGCAAGAGTCGTTTCAGCGTAAGTAATGATTTTGTCTTTTGTGTAAATTATCGGTTGAATATACTGTTTGTCTGCATCTATAGTAAATTTAGTTTTAGGATAACGAACAGCAAGTATTGGTCTACGCTTGACCGTTGTATCATAAACAACAAACGTTTCAAAAACATTGCATAGATCAACATAATCAACGTCATCTTCATCTCGATATATGATTTCATAAGCTCGACCGTATTTATCCATATCTAACCACAATTCTCCATTCAATCCATCAATGTCATTATCTTGATTGAAATTATCAATGGCCTCTTGGCTAGCTTTATTATTAATTTGGACTTTTAATGGATTGCCTGTATTGTATCCAACATCAAACGTTGCAAGAACTTTTCCAAAATTATGAGCAGCTCTATGGTCTGCTTTTTCTTTTTCCTTACGTCGACGATTTTTGATGATGTTTGTATTCTTTGCTTTATAATAATCATCCAAAACCTGTAGACGTGGAACTTGGTGTTCATTATGGTGCGCAATCATTTTTGCTAAAACATCAACATTCTCCAACAATTCATCCGCAGAGCTATATCTATAATGAATATTGGATTCTACGCCAAAGCTAACAAAATTTTCATTCACATCACTTGAATAGCTGATGTCCGATCCATGTTCAAATTCATTAACTTTTAGGACTTCTTCATTTTCCATTGCTTCTCCTCCTTTATAATCCTAATTCTTTGATACGCTTAATTTTTTTCTTTGTATCAGATTTCTTGTATGCGTATCCTATTTTTTCTCTTATCGGTAAAAACCCATACTGACTAGCGTTTATAGTATGGTCGTTCTTGTCTTCTGGCTGATCTCCATCATAAGCGTATGTGTTTAACTCATGTATGTGGACATTACAAGTGTCTACGACTAAGTATATAGGGGCTTTTCCATCTGAATTAATCCAACCTAACATTAAATTAATACGATCAATAATCTTCATACGCTTATCAGAACCAACAATTGTATATGCATTAGGTTTAAGTCGTTTCAACTTATTTAGTTCTGTAATAGTAGCTTGATCGGCATTATCAACATAGACCATTCGAGAAAATCCCCACTTTTTTCTACACCTATCAAGAAATTGAATAAGATTAGCTGCTACATCACTTGGGGAAAAAGGTATATTTTCGTCTTTATTATTTTTAACTTCTTCTTCGAGTATCACTAATTCTCCAACATCTGTGATTCCTTGAAATATAAACGAAATTGTATCATTCGATTGCGCTGAATAAGATGTATCTACGCCACAAGAAAAATGAACATAGTTCTTACTCATCGCTTTCTGTTCTGTAATCACGTTATTTTTGTATTCGAAATTAGAGAACACAAGGCCTTCCGCTCGACCTCTAATACCTAGAATTTTATTTTTATATAATTTAGTTCCTGTCGGTACAGCAGATATTATTTTCTGTCTCTTTTTTTCAGTTAATCCATCATTATGAGAAAAACCAAAAAACCAGTGAACCCACCCTGCTTTGGGAGACTGGTTCAACTGATCATTAATCTCTCTAGGTGCATCATTTTCATACTCAGGTAATGGCCTAGAATGGTTTATGTACTCATGATAAATTGGTAATTCAGGATCATCTGGATTTAGAGTGGCCATTACATAATCGGCACGCATAAAAATTTCTCGTACATATTCCATGTCTGCGATATTTATTTCATCAATGTACAAACAACCATATTGGCCACCAAGAACCTTTTTCCAACGAGCTTTATTGTCATAACCAAGAACATAGATTATTTTTTCACCGTTAGATGTTTTATATTTTAAATGTGGTAAACTATGATCTTTATTCCCTTTGGAATGGTAGGTTACCAGATCTCCAAATATATCTATAATTCCCAATTCGGATTGTATAATATTTTTTTCGATTGTACCTAAATCTAAACCGCTAATGATGTGCAGTTTCCTATCTGATTCAGCAACTTTAAAAAGAAATTTTACAGCACCTACAGTGGTCTTCCCGGCTGCTGTGGTCCCCTCGAGAAATTCAACATCTGTGTCATATTTCAGAAATCTTTTATACTTAGGTGACAAAACCAACTCAGTCATCTGCATCACCTAATTGCTGTAAGATACTATCAAGTTTATCTGTTCTTACAGTCGCTGAAATCTCCTGTTTGTCAGTGAATAGCGCATGACGTTTACCCAGTAGTTCAGCAGCCTTTAGCCTTTCTTTGGCTCCAACATCAATATCAGTTAATCCTTGAGCCCCTTCGCCCAGACCGATTAAGGTTTGCTCTTTTTGAGATCCACGCATTACAGAAGTGAGATATTGCAGAACTTCAGTTCCTGATGCTATAGATAATTCTATCGCTCTTTCATCATAAGCATTCTTCAGTTCTTCAATAACAGGAGGGATGTGTTCATACTTTTTCATTCCTGTTAATAGGTTAGAAGCAATAGTTCCTGCCGTTTTAGCGCTATACCCTGCTTTTTTTGCAGCCTCTGTTCCATTGATAAAACCATTTGAAACATATGCTAACACGAATTCTTTTTGCTTATTTCGAGTGGATGGCCACTCACTCATAAGATCTGATGCTAAATCAGCTATTTCATTAATCAACTGGCTTTGCTTTGATTCAGCCATGATATTCACCTTCTTTCAATGCAAAAAGACACCTCGAAAGAGATGTCTTTGTTTTTACGTATTTATTTCATGTTACCATAGTAGCATCTTGAATAGGGCATGTTCAAGACAACTTTAAGACATTTGCTAAATCATCCAAGCTATCGATTCCATACAAGAATATAGATAACTCATCCGTCGCTTTCTTGATATCTCGATCAACCGTTCGAAAATCGATAGCATAATAAGAGGCCATCTCTGATTTAGATTTTCTGAAATTACCATCTTCTATATAAACTGATTTTATAATATCGAATCTTCTCTCCGCTGCATCGCCATTACTTCTGCAATAATTATTATAGGACGAAAACATTAAATCAAAATAATCAAGCATTTCTTTTGTCCGAGCTTTATATTTCATTAATGTATCTAAGTTTAAAGCTTCTGAATCAAATACGCTTATTTCGTAATCTTGAATAGTCGGAACAATGCTATCGCAATGTTTTTTTAACATACGATAATTTTTCAATAGTAAATTTGTATTTCTTAATTTCCAGTCTCTTTTTTCTCTTTTTGTTTCTTTCTTTTTCTTTTCTTGAATTTCAAGAACTTTAGCTGTGATAATCTCAATTTGATGCTTGCTTAGTCCTTCAGCCATTGGCATTACCTCCCAAAACCTGTTTATAACTATCTTCTTGAATTTTGATCAATACCGTTAAGAATGCTAATACAACCGGATGATTGTTATAGCGATTTCCTAATTCTCCGATTGACTGTATTAACCAATCCCAATATTTATCTGAAGTGATTGGATATTTTTTAGATACATGGTTAGAATCAGCCATCCATTGTTGAATATCTATAAATACATTGGACCAATTCATTCAATCGCCTCCACTTTGATATAAATCCCTGGAACATCTGCCCAAAACTTTTCAGTGATTAAACTGACAACATAGCTGTCATCTTTCCAGAAATTCAGTTTTGTCATACAGTCTTGCAACAGCTTATTACTATTATCTAAGTCGGGTTTTGTATATTTGTACTCACCATTACTATGATTACCTACAACTGGGAAACACCACTTTACCATCATGCGAACAGGCACCTCGAATTTTTCATTCGGTACATGTTTCGACAAGTGGGCCATCAACTTAGCACGTGCCTTTTTCAAATCGTCTGGCTCATAAAATATTGGCTTGTTTTTCACCACATGGACTTTCTTCTGCTGATGGGTAGTTTCTGGCGGAATTATATTTAGAAAAAATTCAATCATCAAGCATCACCTCAATTTCATATTTGACCGTCCTTTTTCCATTGACAGTCTCCCTGTTACTTTTAGCAACTTCAATCATTGATTTATTTTGAGTGCCAAAAACAATATATGCATAGAATAGAATTTCAACGAATATTTTATTTTTTTGTCCTAATTGACGATAGATTTCTAAAAATTCATCCATCACACAGCCTCGTTTCTTGTTATTTTATTTTGGTATAGTCCAATATTTCTCATTCTGTCTATTCTATTTTTTGTCTTGCTGTATTCTTTTGTCTACTCTATCCCTTGAAAAGGGAGAGTAGACAAGAATAGCAGACAGCGTTGTATCAACGTTTTTAAGGTTGTCGTACCTTGTCGGAGCTTTTTAGCTTGTTACGGAAGGTGTATTTTGTCGGAGCTTGTCGAATCTATTTAGCTCCGACAACGCTTGGAACATCATTTTTACATACCATGCCATCTTCAACTTTAAACTTTTCGTGTTTTTTAACACGAGTATAAACAGAATTTCTCGCTATATCTAAATACTCAGCTACTTCACTAACTTCTACTGGTCCACCATCCATAGACAATGCACTGAACGCTGTTTCTAGCTCTTGCTTAGATTTTTCACTTCTTGATTGATTAGACTTACTAACACCTTTTTTCCAGTTTTCTTTAGGATTGTCTTCTAGCGAAATATCTTTCAATGAATCGTCGAGGACATGAATAGGATATTTGAACCATGCATTGATAGGATCAAACTTAGGGAATTCCCGCAGCGTGCCATCAATTCTCCAAGCCGTGCATTGTCGAGCTGCACGAACTGCCTTTTGTCTTTCTAATTCAACTTCCTGTAAAATAGCTTGAGATTTAATTGCACTCATTAAGTGCATTCCCATTTGTTTTGTACTAAACACATCATCTTGGCTAATGGCGTTATATGATGGATTATATTTTTTTATTGCTTGTTCATAAGTCTGACAAATTGCTTCATTCTCTAAAGCTATATACCTATCTTCTGTAATAGGCAACTCGATTAAATCTAAAATCGCATCGGGATCACGAGCAAAAACACCTGACCCACTTGAACGGTCAATTGAATTTTTACCTCCTTGCGATCCTTTTGAATGATGATGGCAATAGATTACTGCACAATCTAATTCCGTAGCTATTTTATCGAACTGGTTGGTAAACTTAGCCATTTCATGGGCACTATTTTCATCACCAGTCAGAACTTTATAGATTGGATCAATAATCACAGCCATGTAATTAGATTTCTGTGCACGTCTAATCAACTTAGGCGCCAATTTATCCATTGGACTTGTCTTTCCACGTAAATTCCATATATCAATATTTGATACATTGGAGTGCCCCTGACCTAATTTTTCATAGATATCAACAAAACGAACTTTTGCGGACCGTTCATCTAATTCAAGGTTTACATATAATACCTTCCCCTTTTCGCAATCAAAACCGAACCATTGGCGACCTTCAGCAATTGCAATAGCTAATTGTATCAATGAAAAAGACTTTCCGGCTTTTGATGGACCAGCTATAAGCATCTTATGGCCTTGTCTTAGCATGCCTTTAATTAGTTCTGGTGCTAGTTCAATCGGTTTTGCAAACAAATCTTCTAGGCTTTCTGGATCAGGCAAATCATCATTAACGCTTTCAATCCATTCTTTCCACTCGTCCCAAGTAGATTTTCCTAAATTGGTATCGATGATAAATTGTTTTTTTTCTCCACGCAGTACCCCAGGCATTCGGCTTAAACGAGAAGGATTTCTATTTTGATTATCATTCGTTAACCCATTCTTTTTGCAGACATCATATAAGTAATCAACACGCTTTCTATATTCAGCATAGTTATCTGCATCTACTCGAACGATAGCATGTATTGATTTCTTTCCGCTATACAGCATGGCAGCAATAGGAAGCTCTAGTTCTCGCATGATAGCATTTTGTTGTTCAAGCCCCATATTGTCAGACTCTACTAATGCATATCTAAATTCTGTTACATTGTCATTTTTTACGCCTTTTCCATCCATAGGATTAAAACGAATCCAAGCCCCAGCTTCTTCATTATAGTCTCCTAGTACTGCTCCAATGTCATCCCCGCAATGGGTCAATTCTTCGATTAACTGACCGGCAGTTCTGTCATATGCACCTTTGTTAGAAGGCTTCCACTTTCCATCTTCGTCTTGCCACGACTGGACATTGTAAGCCACTGTTTCAGACGGTTCAAACAATGTTTCTAAATAGCGAATAATTTCTTTCGCTGGCTCCCACTTCTTAGGTTCCTGAATTTCTTTTCCTTCAATCCAATTTCGGTCAATAATAACCAGGTCATCTTTTTGTAAAGTATCATTCCAATCCAGCTCATGGCCACCATCTCCTGATTTGAATAGCGAAGTCCATCCGTTTTCTTTGGCCAACTGTGTAATTGTAGCACCCGTAATTGGTGAAGAGGTTCCTTGAAAAGACTCCCATTTTTTAAAACATTCTCCTGAGTGATATCGGCTATCTGATTGGCTCCATTGATCCCAATCGACAGCTGTGTACCCTTCTTGTTTTAGCGCCATTCCAACATTGACCCACTCCTGGTAACCAAGAGAAGCTGGGTCAATGTATTCTAATAATTCAATTAAATCTAACTTGTTCTCCATTTGTGTGTTCAGCTCTCTTTTTTTATTTTTCAGTCGCAAATCCCATAATGATTTGATTCTTTAGATATCGCAATTGCTGTCTGACATATGCTTCCTCTCTACAGCAAGATAATCTATAGTTAATATCCTTTAAAACCGCTAAATCAAAATTGTATTTGCTGAGTAATTCATTGATTTCTTCTTCAGCTGTTTTCATCTATCTGTCCTTTCTGTTACTGTTAAGAATGAAATATAAACAATCAAGCCATCCTTTTTGATAGTCACTTGTAGGTAATTTCAATTCGTATTTAATTGCAGCTCTCATCACTTTAAGATATTTACGTTCACCAACAATGTAGCCTAACAAAAAGTAAAGTGCTAAAGCTAGTATAATTAAGATATCTTCCATTTATTCGTCCTCTACTTCCGAAATATAATAAAACATGTGGTGACTTCCGTAATCAATAGTCGCACGATTTCCAGTGTTCCAGTGCCGAATGTAACGAGGAGTAAATTCATTTTTGTCCCACCAATCATAAATTGATTGTAAGGCGTCTTGCAATGTCTCGAACGTTCCATGTATATTTATTTCGTTTGTTAATTTGTTTTCCCAGCTAACCTGGTATTTCATTTATTCATCCTCCTTTATAAACAATTCCCCTAACTCTCTAGAGGCTTTTTTAGCTTTTTTAATCACAGTATTTGCGCTAGAATACATCTCTAAATCGCTGGTGCTAACTTGAAACAATTGCAATCCTAAATGGTTAATTAGACTTATAAGTTTATCTAAGTTTTCACTGCGCTCCTCATCTACTCTTGAATCAGCTACAGGATTAACTGGTCCTACTAATTGATCAACTATTTCATTCAGTGTGTATTTTTTATCTTTCATCTATTCACCATCTTTCCACAGCGTAGACATACTCTCGTTTAGTATAGCTTCCGTTAGTCCTAATTCTTTGCAGTATCCGACTAAAGTAGCAGCTAATGTGAAGACAATTTCGTTGTGATCCATTCCTGTAGAATTTATATCAATTTGGTTTTCGCCAGTTTTTGTTAATAAGAGTTGTTCCATTTATTCAGCCTCCATCTTCACATTAATTAAGTTTTCAATTTTTCTCGAATCTGCTGGCTTAAAATACTGCTCATATAATTTTTCGATTTCATTGTCTAATAATCGTCGCTTATCCTCTACGATTGATTTGAACAATTCTTTTTGTTTTGGCGTTGTAAATTTCAATTCTTCTAAAATCATCTATTCACCATCAACTTTCACAGCAAACTGCCAGTAACGTTCATCAATTGCTTTGATTTCTTGTTCAGTGAATATTTCTTGAGCCAATCCAATCAAATTATCTGACCAGTCAACAATATTATATTTACCATTTTCATGATCAAAAACCAGTCGCTTATACACATCATCGTTTTTTATGAAATCAACATAATACAATTGCTCTTTCTCGACTTCGTATCCGTCAAGCCAAGCATGAGCAAACGTCTCTTCATTATCATCTATCCATTTATCAAGGCCATCGTTAATTGGATAAGACATATATATTGGATCATACGACTGCATAAATCCATAGCCTTGTCTTTTAGCATATTTAATCCAGTCAGCCACAACTTGTGGTATCACGACTTTTTTCGGTTCGTCTAGTTGTTTTGCTAAGTCAATAGCTGTATTTAAACCACTATTAACCCCGACTTCGCCAATATGTGACCCCATTGTTTTGCGGTTTTCTAATTCTTTAATTAATTCTTGTTTATTCATCTGTAACCCTCCATAAAAGGATTTTGAGCTATTGATCTTATATCCCTTAATTGTTTCTCAAGCACCTCATCCTTGACATTGTATCTGTCAATTGTTACAGGCGCGACCAAATCTTTGACATAACTCTGGCGTATTACTACTTGTTCATCATTTACTTTTTTAGTGACCCTACGACCGTTGATGATGCTTTGAATATCAGCTTCGCTTAATACTATTACTTGTTTATTCATCGCTGTTCCTCCCAAAAAAGTCAACGTTTCCTAGGATTTCTAATTCTCCGTCTGGATACACATCTAACCAATCATGCGCACCAATAAAATTATTAAAGGCATTCAAACCTTTTGTTTTATGATGGTGATTTACTCCAAATCCTACTAATAAAATTTCACCTCGTGATGTTCTAACAACGTCATGATATTTAATTACTTTACCGTTCTTGTCTTTTATCTCTTCAACACAATTTTTGTAATTTTCGTAGCTCATTCCACTTCCTCCTACTCACATGAGATTAAAATAACTCTCTCGTCAATAAAACCGCCATCTTCATCACACATGCCTTCTTGAATTTCAACACTGGTGATGATTTTGAAAAATCCGTTGTCTGATCCTTGAGCATTTACCAAGATTTCAATGTCACCGTAGATATCTTGTAATTCTTGTATTTTAGATATTATTTCTGAACTATTCATTCCGCTTCCTCCTCATCCAAATCTATATACTCACCCTTACTCAAAAGATTAAAAGCCATATCACCATCATCATTTTCCGTTTCTCCTAAACAGTCCTCATAAAGGAAAGCGCAATAGCCAGTTGGGTATAACGTTACACAGTCTCTATGATAATAATCATTGTCTACTTGTATAACGTCGTCATCCCATTTGAAATAGTCAGAACATGCTTTGCATTTTTCAAGACTCATTCAGCTTCCTCCTGTTCAATGGCCCAACAGCTAAACGCTTGGATAACTTGCGCCAACTCTTTGTTTTTCAATTTCATGAATGCTATATTTTCTTTTTGGTGCGGCTCTCCATTAACATGTAAGAACCTAGAATTATATATTGTGTTGTAAAAATCGGAATCGTCTAGCATGTCATTTTTCAACCAATCCAGCACAATCTGCTGATTTTCGTTGAGCTGCGCTTGCACACTTTCATTTGCCTCAAACGCTTCACTTTCCAATCTTTCCCAATCGCTACTATGCATCTCAATGAATTCAATATCTGATAACCAAACGGCTTTTTTACTCATTCTGCGACCTCCTCAATACATTTAAAAAAGCTCTCTGATTTCTTTAATATTTCTCTTTCCCTTTTATATACATTTTCTTCAAAGAAGGCTTTTGCTTCTTCGTTATTACTTATGTCAATTTCAATATATTCATCCTTGAAAGCTTCTTTAAAGCTCATTCTGTTTCCTCCAATAATTCTGGATTTTCATAGATGTTACCTAAAAGCTCAAATGATTCTTCGTGCAATTTGATAGTGAGTGCCAACGTTGCCAAATCAACCCAATCATCACCGCTATTCCACCAGAATCCAAGATTTCCAAATTCTTTTGTTATCACTACTTTTTCTGCTGTCGCTTCGTTTTCAATAGCTCCTAGAGTTTCAGGATCATAATCCGTATAAAACCAATGAATGTTGACCACGTCTCCTTCAAAAATTTCAACTCCGTTATCATCTTTAAATCCTGTTGATTGCATGATGACATAAGGAAATTCATCCCAATTAAAAGTTGTATCATAACTTCCTATCTCTATTTCAGACGTACCAGGACTTCCTTTAATCTGAAAATCCGTAATTATGACCATCATGCTATTCGAGTCATCAAACAAAGGTGTAACATTTTCTAGCATTTCTTTCTCGTAGGTATCCCATGCTCTAAACTTTGGAATCATCTTCTTCACTCGCTTTCTAAAATAATGACAGCTGTTCTTCAGTTCATATAAATAGCCCCATTGGGATATTTGACAACATTTTTTCCTGTGCAACTTCGTACATCTCTTTCTTTATTTCAAATCCATAAGCATTTCTATTGAGTTCTGCCGCAGCTCTAAGCGTAGAGCCACTACCAGCGCATGGATCTATTACAACATCCCCATAATCTGTGAAAATTTCAATCAACCGTTTAATAACGGGTATCGGTTTTTGTGTCGGATGTATTTTTGGATAGCTGTTATCCGTTTCCCATTCAAACCAATTTAGAACCATACGGCCGTCGTTATTAAATTTCGGAAGTTTTTCTCTATAAAGAACGAGCGCATATTCTGTAGCTCCTACAACTTTCATATTTGCTTTTAATACTTGAGGACTGGATTTCTTAATAAAAACTAGTGGAATATGATTGTTAAAGCCGTACTTTTTACCATAGTCAATCACCATTTGAAGCTGTTGAAAGGCGCAAAATACTATCATAGCTGGCGCTTTTCCAACTTCTTTCGGTTCTTTCTTTAACATTTTTGAGCAAAAATGCATAAATTCTGATATTCTAAAATTCTCATCGGTGTCAAAAAAGCTTTTATTCGCTTTATTCGATTCTCCATTTTCAATTTTTCCGCCTTCATACCATGCAGAACTTGATGCGTATGCATTTTTACCTAAGTTATAAGGAATGTCTGCAATAACTAATTGCGCTTTCGGTATGCCATACCGTTTATAATTTTGAAAATGATCGTTAAATAATTGTATTTTCGTTTCTCTCTGCATAATTTCAAAGGAGTAAAGAATTCTTTACTGCGGCCGCAAACCTCCACTCCTTTCTGGTTAATTTTTCAATCTTTCAATTTTTCTACGCACACCATCACGGTTTACTCTCTCAACATCCAGCATTTGATATAATGATATTTCTGAAAGACCAGTGTATTCCGATAGCATATTAATCGACTGGGTAGTAACATAACTACCATTTTCATATAAACGATATCTTGCCATTGCCCTGTTTCTTATTCTGGTATTCGACTTATGAATGCCTTCTTGTGAAGGCTTACGTAGCTTTTTTACCTCTTCAACAAGTGTAGGATTATTTTCCCAATCAGGAATGTTTTCTACTATATAAACTAACCGTTCAATTTGTTTGTTTTTAAACGGCATGTGTACCACCTTCTTGATATGTTTTTGGATTAATACCATTTGGTAATCTCCATCCATTTGCAGCAATGCGATTAATCATTTTACTTGCACCATCAAAGGACCATGTACCGACATTCTTAAATCCACGTTGTTCCAATAATCTGATTTGCTTAGGTGTTGCCAACCCAGCTTCTTTTCTTTTTTGTAATCGATCAAGTATTAGACTAGCTTTACCAGCGTTATCAATTGCATCTGGTAATATTCCTAATTTTTCTAATGCTGAAACTTGTTGACTTGAAGGTGGCCCCATTTCCCATCCAAAACTAGGAACATAACCCGTTAGATCTTCCGCTTGGATAGACATTTCAAATTGCAGAGGATCAACTAATTTTCGTTTACGCTTACGCATTTCTTCAAGCTGCTTTGCTAATGCTTCTTCTCTTTCTGCAATAACATCTTTTTCTGCTTGAACTTCAGCTTCTTCAATATCCATAGCGAAACCTTGAGCACCTGCTTCTTCAATGTTTTCAGTCATTTTTTTAGCTACTTCATCACTATTTGCTATCAAATGCGCTGGATGGCACAACTCATGTCTTTCTGTATGCCATAAAAAATCTAAAAGCAATAATTCTTCCTTTCCAGGAAATAAACGTGTGCCACGTCCTATCATTTGAGAATATAAGGACCGAACTTTTGTTGGTCTTAAAACGACTACACAATCCACCGAAGGGCAATCCCAGCCTTCTGTTAGTAACATCGAGTTGCAGAGTACGTTATATTTATCATTGTCGAAATCTTCTAAAATTTCTTGACGATCCTTTGAATCTCCATTTACTTCTGCAGCTCTAAAACCTTTACTATTTAAAATGTCTCTAAATTTTTTGGAAGTTTTAACTAATGGTAAAAAAACAACTGTTTTCCTGTTTATGCAGTGTTTAACCATTTCTTCACCAATTTGTTCCAAGTATGGATCTAATGCCGTTCCTAAATCTTTAGTAGAGAAATCGCCAGTTTGCTGTTTTACACCTAATAAATCTAATTTTAAAGGAATAGTTAGGGCCTTTATTGGTGATAGATACCCTTCTTTGATAGCTTGCACTAATGAATATTCATAAGCTAAACTTTCAAAATAAGAACCTAGATTTCTCATGTCTCCACGATCTGGCGTTGCGGTTACGCCTAACACATTCGATTCATCAAAATGTTTTAATACTCGTTGATACCCTTCACTGATACAGTGGTGAGCTTCATCAACTACTATAGTGTCAAAATAATCTGGTGGAAACTTACTTAAACGTTTTTCTCGTTGCATGGTTTGCACAGAACCAACAACTACTCTTAAAAAACTGCCTAGACTAGTCTGTTCTGCTTTTTCAGTTGCTGTTTTTAGCCCTGTTGACTTTTCTAATTTGTCAGAGGCTTGATCTAATAATTCACCACGATGAGCAAGGACGAGCACACGCTCGCCTGCCCTTACGCGGTCTTCAATTATTTTGCTAAATACTATTGTTTTACCACAGCCTGTAGGCAAAACTAATAATGTTTTCTTTTTGTTATTCTGCCATTCATTTTGAACAGCAGAACGTGCTTCCTCTTGATATGGCCTAAGTTCCATTTACATCACTCCTAAAATGCTCCTGGTTGATATCCCTGAGTTGGCTGTTGAGCTGGATGTGGTGCCTGTGGTGCTTGCCAATTGTTTTGTTGTGGCATTCCTGGTTGAGTTCCTTGAATTGGCTGTTGTAACTGTTTAACAATCTCAGGCATTTCTTTTGTTTGATAGTAGCTGTCGTCACTTGGATAGAAACGATCTACATCGTTGTATGTGTTGCTATTATATGAACGATGTTTAATTTTCACTGCACCTTTTGATCCAGGAACTAAAGTCCAATTCATTTGTAATGGCTCTCCTTTTTTCTTTTGGCCAATTGAAGCAAAGAAAGCGGACAATAACCCTTCTGTAGAAGTGTGCAAATATAAATTATTGAAGACGATGGCTGTCCCTTGAGCTGTTTGGATTTTCAATTCTAATTTAGCCATATTACATGCTGGAAGTTTTGCATCACCACTTCTAGGTGTATAACGAGATCTTTCGAATTTAACTACTTCAAAAATATAATCTCCTGGCTCTAACAATAAGCCTCCATCATTATCTTGTTGGATAGTATCGTCCCATCCTAATTCACGTTCTTGTTGAAATTGTTGTGTCATTATTTTTTCCTCCTAGTTTACTTTTTGTTTTCTAATTTCTTGAATCATCGCAAACACATCTGGCCAAGCTGCAACCAATACGCCATCAATGTAACCAAGATCATAATTCTGAATTGGGGTACCTGTTGGATAATAACCTTTAGACTCTGTAGCTGCCATAATTTCTTCTGGTAAAACGTTGTTAGCTTTCATTAAATCGACTAAGTTTTGTGGAATACCTGTATAGTCAACCGATGAATCGTTAATAGATTGTACTTGTGGTTCTGACTGTAATTCTTGATGATTCTCTTGTGCTTGCGGTTCCATTACTGGTTGTTGCACTGGCAAAGGATTCTTGGGCGCAAAAATATGTGCTAATCCAGCGAAGCTCATGTCCATTTCATCGGGTAAACTAAAACGATTCTTAGCATCCCAAGCTGGATGATGTGTCGTATAAATAACTCGTTTTCCACCTTGACCTTTAAACTTACTTCCTTTATCATCCGCAGCAATAGATAAAGTTTTGTAATTACAAAATAAAACCATATCTCCCCATTCTTTAGTTATTGAGGCTGTTTTAGCCGTCGTCTTATTACCTAATTTTAATTCCCAACGATCATAAGCACCCATTTCATCTGGCTGTTCAAACTTAACAATTTTGGCATGAGCTGTTAGAACAACGTTAATTCCTAGTTCCGTTAAATCTGATAGCTTGTTTAAGAAACGCCCAAATTCTTCTTCTAATTTTATAAAGCCCTCTCCATAACCAAATTGGGTAATACTTGTTTTATTTGCGCTACTAGTAATAAACTCAATACACAAACGTTCTGCCCAGTCTGCTGTATCTATAACTAATGTTTTACATGGCATAGTTTGCTTAACAAATTCAACCTGTTGCATCAACATACTCCAACTAGTTGGTTTATCCATTCGAGCAACGTTCATATTATTAGTACTTCCTTCAGTATCAATAAATAATGGATCTGGAAACTCGGCTGCCAAAGTAGATTTTCCAATTCCTTCGGGTCCATAAATTACTGATTTTTGTGCTTTCGCAATTACTCCACGTGTAATGTTCATAAATTAGAATTCTCCTTTCGTCCATGTTGGTTGTACTTGTTGAGGTGGGGTTCCGCCCTCAACTAATTTATTTTCAGTTACATATCCATCTTCAATAATGATGCTACATTCTTCCCCAGTAGACACTCTGGTAGCAATGGCTTGTAATCCTTCTTGTTGCAGCCACTGACTAAATTCATTAAGTGTAATCATATCCATCTGTTCCAATTTATCTAACAAAACAAAGCCACATTGAGGTTTTAGTTTGCGTACGATTGCAGTTGAAACTTTTAATTGATCTGAACCACTCATGTTGTCCCACTGCTGTCCTTTATAAACCAACTCACCATCTTTTACTGACAATTCAGGTAGTGGCAAGTCAGCATTCTCTAATAACTTCATACGCTCTTCACGTACAAGATCAATTGCATCAGATAATTCTTTGTACTGATTTAAATAGTCTTCAGCCTCCTGTTCAGCTTTTTCTTTATCAAGATTTGCTCGAACTTTACGATTTATTTCGTCAATATTTTGAATATTTTGTTCTAATTCAGTAGTTGATTGATCTTGCAAATCTTGAGCGGACATTTTCGCTGTTGCTAAATCACTTTCTGTAATTTTGAGCTTTTCTTCCATTTGCGCTAACTGCTGACGGACTCTTTCAACTTCCTGCGTTTCATAATCAAACTGTGTTTGTAGGCGTTGAACATTTTCTCTCTTTTTTTGATTCTCGCCATTCTTAGCTAGCACAGATTGCTGTTGTTGAATTAAATCAAAAGTTGATACTAATTCCTTTGGTGCATCAGCATAATGAATTTGTTCTTCAGCGAACTTTTTCTTTTGATCTGCAATACGACCAACTTGATAGCGTTCATTATATATTTCTTGTTCTTTTCGATCTAGCAACATTAATTGATCACCAATACCAATAATCTGTAATAAAGTTGCCGCTTTTTCTTTGCTTGTTGATTCCATGAATTTAGGTAAATCAATGGCTAATTCTTCTACAAAGCTATTGAGCAATTGTTGTCCACCTTTATTTCCTTCTGGATCCAAAACGGTGAGAGAGCTGTTTTTACCTTTTCGCTCTACTACTAGGCCGTTGTTCATAGTTATTTTTAAGTTTGGTGGATTCACAGAACCTTCGCGATAGGGATTTGAAGGTTTATACTTATTTCCACCCAAGGCCCATGCAATTGCATCTAAGACACTTGTCTTTCCTTGGTTATTATTCCCGCCAAGAATTGTCAATCCATTTTCATTAGGTTGGATTACTACTGCTTTAACACGTTTAACGTTTTCTACTTCTAAACTGTTAATCTTCACTGTCATATTTTCACTCTCCTTCTGAGAAACTAGACAATGTGACATTGTCATTTAACTTTCTCTATTTCCGTGTTATTATTTACTTGTATAATTTTTGTTTAGTGCCTGACTTCGTCTGCAAACGAGGTAGGCTCTTTTTTTCGATTTCATTCATCGTTTAACATCCCACTTCGTTTAACATTTTTTGATAGATTATTTCATAACGATCCAATTCTTTTTGAAAATGTTTTAACGTATGGATATCTTGTTTCATTGGGTGTTTAGCACTTTCATGGCGTACTGTGTCTTGCAATGATTCAACCTTTTCTCGCACGGTTTCACGCACTAAGAAAGCCTCATTTTCATTCAACATCTTTTTCTTTCCTTTCAATCGATTTTTCATATAAATCCCACTGGACTTCTGTATCATTTGCAAACCATGTAAGACTTGCGCTACCAGCTATAGCCACTAACCACCCAACAGGAGTACTTAGTGCTAATATTGCGCCAACTATAGCTAACCCTATGAAAGCGCCTAGTAAGCGTGATTTATACAACTCTTTCATCACAACCGCCTCCTGTAAGCAACGCTGGCAAACAATGCTATGACACCAAACATTCCGGCTTGAATAAAATGACCAGTAAATAGATCAACTAATGCTATTAGACTAAATACTGTCGTGGTAATTATCGTTAAAGCTCTCATAGACGTTGCCCCTTATTCTCTAACTCCATTTCCCTTAAGAATTCTAATTCACTTTGAAATTGCTCCATTTTCCTACTAGTCAACATGTCAGCTTTTTTTAAGGCTTCACGATCTTCTTGAATAGCCCTTCTATCATTTTGAATCCACTTTAGAATTTGTTTTTGTTGTCTTTCGCTATACCCCATAATCAGACAACCTTAGTGATATTCGCTCGTTCTGCATCTGCAATTCGTCTATTATTGATAATGTCTAGCACACGCTTCTGACTTTCAATAGGCGGTGATACTGGCGGGTCATACATTCCTGTTTTTGGATTAACAAAAATTTCTGTACCATCAGCTAAAAATGATCGTACTTTTATTTCTTTTGACAAATAGAACACATCCTTCCTTATATGAATTAAATTCATATAATATTTAAAAAAAATTAAGCTGATTTATCTACCCCTAACAAATCATCAATAGAAACATTGAAATATAAAGCTACTTTGATGAGATTCTTAGAGTTCATACTCAATGGATTATTTTCCCACCGACTAATATTTGCTTGCTCTGTTCCTAACTCCTTAGCAAGTTCTTTTTGAGACATCTTTCCATGTCTCATTCTTAATTCAGCAATATTAACCATTTTTCTCACCTCCTTTTGTTTACAAAAACATCCTAACATGAATTAAATTCATAGTCAAACATTTTATGAATTATTTTCATATTTTTTTATTTTATAGTGTTTTCTATATATTATATGTTGATTTTAATTCATACTAAGGATATACTGTAATCATGAAAGTGAGGTGAACTTAATGAAAGACACACATGGTACTATCTTTGCTCAAAGACTGAAAAACTTACGTGAAACAAAAAATCTAACTCAAACTGAACTGGCTGAGATGTTAGGATATAAAAATTACACAACTGTCTCAAAATGGGAAAGTGGTGATAGTCTCCCTAGAGGAAAAGAGCTTAAATTACTTGCTGAAATATTTAATATATCTACAGACTATATGCTTGGAATTGAAAAAAGTATTAAACCCGTTTCTTCTATAGAAGAAACATATAATCAATTAGAACCAGAAAGACAAAAAATTGTATATGATACTGCGAAAGAACAATTAGCACAACAAAATAAATCTTCTAATAATGTGGTTAACATTAACAAGAAAAAATACGATACTTTAGCTGCGCATTCACCAGATCCTGATAAAGTATTTACTGATGAAGAGAAACTTAAAATTAATCAATTTCTAGATAAAGTGGATGCTGATTATGATAGAAAGCAAAAAGAATGTAAACATCTTTTTGATGATGAATCAGATGATAAAGAATAATTTTCAGGAGTATTTTATGAACGAATATGAACTGTTGGTGTCAGAGGTACAGAAAAAAGCACCAGTTATTGAAACAAATTTGTTTCAAAATACTGGATGCTATGGATTGTACCGTGATGGTAGAATTTATATTGAAAAATCGTTGAGTCTAGTTGAAAAAAGAAATGTGCTAGCTGAAGAACTTGGTCACCATGATACTTCGTTTGGCGATATATTAAACCAGGATTGTTTAGAAAATCGCAAACAAGAATTAAAAGCTAGACAATATGCTTTAGAACAATTAGTCACTTTAGATGATTTAATTAAGTGTTCAGAATCAGGATTCAGTAATCATTACACGTGCGCTGAATTTTTAGGGGTAGACGTTGAAACGCTAAAAAATGTACTCGCCTATTATCGACAAAAATTTGGTGATACCCATTTTTATAAAGGGAGAATTTTTGAGTTTAATGATTTGTCAGTCATGATTTTAAATACAAATTTACAATAAAAAAGCCCCGTGCTACAACACGGAACTCTTTCCTCATTTATGAGAATTATTCAATAAATACATTATATCAGAAATGGGGAGTTTTAAAAATGAAAATAAAGTTTAAAATGCTTTTAAGTGTAATTGTTTGTATGGTAGGCATATTAATACTAACTGGATGTGGTTCTAGCAATAAAGAATACTCAGAATCTTTATCTACATTAACAAAACAAAGTTATGATTTAGTCGTTTCATCTGACAAAGTTGGACTAAAGTATCTGAAAGTATGGAACCAAGCTATTTTTGATAAATATGCATTTATTGATGGAAAAGCTTATTCTGATTTTAATAGTGCTATAGCTGCTCAAGAGGATTTATTTGTTAAAGAAGGAACACTAGCAAAAATTAAGGATCAAGAAAATGAGGCTAAAGATACTTTTGGAAAATTAAAAAAAATGAAGAATAAATCTTTGGAAAGTGAATTTGATAGCGTTAAAGAATTTTATTTAAATGCCATAGAATTTAAAGAACTGGCCACTAATCCAACAGGAAGTTATAAAACATATTCAGCACTTTATGATACTAAACAAGCTGAAATTGTCTCAAAATACAAGGCATTACAAGCTGAATTGTCATTAGATTAAGTTTACTAGATGAAAGGAAACAAATATGAAAGTAGGAATGCGTAAACCAAGTATAAAAAAATCAATAAGTGCTCGTACTACTGGAAAAGCTAAACGTAAGCTTAAAAAAGCAATAATTCCTGGTTATGGGCAAAAAGGAACTGGTTTCATTAAGAACCCCAAAAAAGCTATGTATAATAAAGTGTATAATAAAACAACTTTTAACTTTTGGGATTTGTTCAAGTAAAAGGAATAGCCTTAGGGCTTTTCTTTTTCAAAAAGTAAGAACATACATTCGAAAGGAACTATACTATGAATAAATATGATGTTGAAAAAAGACTATGCGATGAACTAAATATCGAATATATAAATTTAAACCTTCGCACTGGACCTAGCTATATATTTACCGAAGAAGAATATCAGGAGTTAAAATCCGACTACGCCAAATTGTTTTTACAGTTAGAAAATATTGATGAAAACAACTAGTATTTATTTTGAAAGGAGCAATTTTATATGAAACGTGCAGCATTGTATATACGTGTATCCACAATGGAACAAGCCAAGGAAGGATACAGCATTCCCGCACAAACAGATAAACTAAAAGCTTTTGCAAAAGCAAAAGATATGGCAGTTACAAAAATATATACTGATCCAGGGTTTTCAGGAGCAAAAATGGAGCGCCCTGCATTACAAGAAATGATATCTGATATTCAAAATAAAAAAATTGATGTGGTTCTAGTCTATAAATTAGACAGGCTTTCACGTTCACAAAAGAATACATTGTATTTAATTGAAGATGTATTTCTAAAAAATAATGTAGACTTTATCAGCATGCAAGAAAGCTTTGACACATCAACACCTTTTGGCCGTGCGACGATAGGAATGCTATCCGTTTTTGCACAATTAGAGCGAGACACAATTACAGAAAGAATGCACATGGGAAGAACAGAACGTGCAAAACAAGGATACTATCACGGAAGTGGCATTGTTCCCTTAGGTTACGATTATGTGGATGGAGAATTAATTATCAATGATTACGAAGCGCAAATTATTCAAGAAATCTATGATTTATATGTGAACCAAGGTAAAGGACAGCAATATATAACAAAACGTATGGTTGCAAAATACCCAGATAAGGTAAAAACACTAACCATAGTAAAATATGCCCTAACCAATCCATTATATATTGGCAAAATAAGTTGGGACGGCAAAGTGTATGATGGCCATCACACACCTATAATTGATAAATCTATGTACGATAAAGCTCAAGAAATTATTGCCAGAAAGGCTCAAAAAGGTGGCGAACAGCATGGAAATCAATTAGGACTTTTATTAGGGATTACTTATTGTGGTAAATGCGGAGCTAAAGTATTTCGTTATGTATCAGGAGGCAAAAAATATCGATATAATTATTATATGTGTAGATCAGTAAAGAAAATGCTACCTTCGCTAGTAAAAGATTGGAACTGCAAACAACCTAGTCTCAGACAAGAAGTAGTTGAAAAAAAAGTAATAGATTCACTTAAATCATTGGACTTCAAAAAAATCGAACGTGAATTAAAACAAGTTGAAAATAAAACAAAATCAAAAATCACCACTATTAATAACCAAATTTCCAAGAAGCATAACGAAAAACAAAAAATTCTAGATTTGTATCAATATGGTACATTTGATGTCACAATGCTTAATGAACGTATGAAAAAAATTGATAATGAAATAAATGCGTTAACTGCCAATATAGCAAACTTAGAAGGTACCAAAAGTGAGTCATTAATTAATAAGCTTGAAACGTTAAAAACTTTTAATTGGGAAACTGAAACTACAGAAAATAAAATCCTTATCATCAAAGAGTTTGTTGAACGTATAGAACTATTTGATGATGAGGTAATTATTAAATATAAATTTTAG